AGGATATAAAATTAAAATAGGGTTGAGTTCACCCGAATTAACGCACCAGGAGAGTAAGACATTGGTCACTCGTGGAATGATGAAAGAAAATGTAATGTCGTATTTGATATGATTTTACTGAACTATGAAATGGAAAAAATATAATTTATAAAAATGAAACATATACAACCATTAAACGAATTTTTCAAAATATATGAAAAATCAGAAGTAGCATTTGATAATGAAAAAGAATTAAAAGATATACTTTTACAAGATGAAGATTTTGCAAAAGGAGATGTTCATCAAGCACTAATGAACATAGGATATAATGAATGGCAAAAACAACCTAATTGGTCATATTCGGATATGCTAAATTATGCAGAAAAATATGGTGATATGGTTATACTTTCTACACTACTTGGAGTATATAATTACCAAGTATGTAATGGTGGACATTTACAATATTATGATAATGGTTATGCCAGTTCTAATAGTTCTGGTGTATTTGGTAATTATAAAGATATTGCTAAACACGAAGATATGGTACTTCTATTTAGTGAGCTAGGACTAAAAGATAAACTAAAACTTGGTAATGAGATTTATAATATCATAAACCAATTTGATCTTGAACTTGGAGATGAAACAGAATCGTGCGAATACTGTGGAGGTAGTGGTAGCGAAGATTGTAGAGAATGTAATGGTGATGGAGAGATACCATGTTCATCCTGCCAAGGTGATGGAGAAAATGATGAAGGTGAAGAATGTGAAGAGTGTGGTGGAAGTGGTTCAATACCATGTGAAGAGTGTGGTGGAAGTGGTTCAATACCATGTGAAAATTGTGATGGTTCTGGAGAAATAGTAGTAGAGGATGTTCCTATGACTGGATTTTGGGATATACTTGATGATAGTTGGTATAAAATTAATGAAAAAGCATTAGAAGAATTTAATAATTATTTAAAAACATTAACAATTAATGGTGAGAAAATTTCAGAATTAATACCTGTTGCTAATAGTACAAAAAAATATAATTTATAATTTACTTAATTTATATTTTCTAATATCTTTTATATCTATATTTTTAGATGAACAAACACCAACATGTTTAGAATATTCTTTTTCTATACCATAAGGATTAGGTAAACCTTCTTCCTCGACTTTTATAGCTCTACCACAATTACATGGAAACCAAAAATATGCATCAATATAATAATCACCATCTGTACATTCTCTATGTGTAATATAATATTGCTTATTTCTTACTTTACTTTCATCAAGTTCATGTAACTCACCACACATATCACATTTATAAAGAATCACAACTGAAATATTGAATTTAACACACTTAACCTTTTATTAATTGTTGGAAGACCAATCGGTTTAAGAAAACGATTAATAATACTAAGAAAAGAAACATCAAATTGTTCATCATAATCTATTTTAACACCCTCTTTATCAACTATTTCATATGGATGCATACTTCTCATATATCCAAATATATCATTTTTTGGATGATTGCAATAATAATATTTTATTCTACCACCCCTAATATTGTCATATTTAATTTTATATTCGGAATTCTTATTTAATAAATAATTATGTAAAGCTGCAGCTTTAACACCAAAATGTGCGCCCTTAACACAAATCACATCAGTTACATCATCTATAACTCTATCATTATAATTAGAACAACTTGTAGTCATACTAATATCTTCAATATCAGCCATCATAAATTGTTTTTTAAGGTCTTTTACCAACAACAATATCTTTCTAATGTCTAAATTATTAGGATTAGAAAAAACATAGCGTAAAAATTCATAAATATTTTCTCTTACAAATGGCGGTGTAGAAGACTTAACAATTTCAACACCTTTAGGATAAAAATAACTCAAATTTTCATAAAAAATACCATCCTCCCACGCTACATTATTTATATAATGCTTCTTTTGTATATGTAAAGCTGATCTATTTATAGTTTCAAGTTCAAAATCATGTAAGTTTGAAACTCCAAATTTATTTGCATATTCTTCAAGATATTTAGTAAACAAACTCTTAATTACAACCCTATCTAAATGTAATATGAAATCTAAATCATCACCTTTATAATTTGAAGATTTTATAATTGGAGTAAATGAAACATATAATGAATTATGAACTAATATATCATTACCTATAAACGTGTGAGTATCATCATCAACCTCAATATCATAGACATATTCATTTTCAAATTCACCTACCATTTCACAACTCTCTATATCATCAAAATAATATTCAATTTCTCCCATATTATTTCTAACTATCAATATTTTATCACTTTTTAATATTTCAGAAGGTTTTACCTCTAGTTTTTTTCCATTTCTAAATACAATCATAGAGTGATCATTTGTCACAATAATTTCTTTACCCAATTTTGTTTTTAATTTCCACTTTGGTTTAGAAACTTTATGTCTTATGATTCTTTTTACTGAAGTATAATATAAACCTTTATTTTCATCATAATTAAACACCTTATCTTTTGTGCTAACAGATTCATGTCCCTTTAATGTTATTCCTGCAGAACCATTTTTAATATTTTCGTTATAAAAATCCTCAATGGTTTTATCACCATTATTAGTTTTAATAATAGTATCTTTTGCTACTGAATCAGTATCACCGTAAATAATTATAGGTTCTTCCTTCTTTATTTGATTTATATTAGAAAAATCATGAATATCTCTTCTGTATAATATATTATATCCATTCAACTCTTTCTTATCTTCTATCAAATCATAAAAATTTAATTTAAGTTTTAACTCATCTAAAGAATTATATGAATAATTAATATTATTACAATCTCTATCTAATAAATAATATTTACCATCTTTTTCAGCAATATATTCAATACCTAATTTCTCATGTGAATCTTTATCCAAATGCCATTCTTTATAAAAATAGTTTTCAATTTTGTCCAGCATATATTGTATAACATCTCTTCCCATAGCAGTAATAGCATTAGCAATATGAGAATTGGATAAAACAAATTTAGGATGAGCAAATGCACCGTAAGTACCATTAATCACAAGCTTTAATGCAAGTTGCATCGCCTTTGCTCTATCATAATCTGCCTTTGTTTTATCAATTTTTTCCTTTAATTCTGCTATTCTCTTTCTTTTTTCTTGTGCTATCATTTAAATTCATTTCTTTTTATACAGTGAGACTTACCGGTAAAATGTTATAGGCATGATTTACTGAATGGTTTATATAAAAATTTTAAATTTCCAGAATCGTAAATTCTGAATATTTTTCTTTCCAGCATTATTTCATGCTCTGTTTTATTGATATCAAATCCTTGTTTAACTAAAACATCTTTTCTAAAATTAAATCTATGGCATCTATTTCTAGAAATAACATAATAATAATTTGGTCGTGTTTTACAAACAAACTTAAATCCTAACGTTTCATATAAATGTCCATTTGAATGACTTCTATCCGCATATGTAGTTATTTCTTTTGGTTTATAATTATTAATAAAATATTTAAATAATTTTGATGCACCACCAATCACATTAGTATTTAATTTATTACAGAATCTTAGTAATTCATATTCGTTTTCATTAGTTTTCTTTTTACCCATTGCAACTCTTCTTTTACCAAAGGTCATTAAACTAACTAATTCATCACCATAAAATAAACCCAATTTAATTTTACTACCAACAAATCCTTGAAGATGGTTTTTATCTAAAAACTCTCTAACTATCTTATTATCAATTATCTCTTTAACTTCAGTCTTTCTAGCATATATTTTATTAGGTGTTTTACCTAATTTATTTAATATCATTGATTTAACAATATCTTGTTTATAAAGCCAATCGTCTTCCCAAATATGGATTAATTGAATACCTTGTTTTTCACATAGTTCAGTTTTATTTAGGTGGTAATTATCATCTTTATTTAATTCGTTGTGCCAAAATATACCATTATATTCAAATGCGATTTTTAATTCTGGAATATAAATATCTAATTCTAATGGATCTAATATTTTTTTATCGTTTGATAAAATATTATTTTTATAAAAAGTCAATATAAATTCTAAAATATTTATTTCTTTAGTTGAATTTGATGGTGGATTGCACATAGGACATAAAATAACATTTTGTGATAATTTATGATTAAACAAAGTTTTTGATATTTTATAAAATCTATCGCATTTTTCACATTTAATAAATAAATATTTATTTTCAACATTAATTATATTAATATTAGAATATTTATTCTTGAAGTTTTCAGCTAATTTATTTTTTATAATATCACTCTTTATAGGTGATATATCTCCGTATCTCTTTAAATTTGTATTATCTGTTTTTACTTTTATATCTTTATTTTGTATTGGATATTCAACGCCATAATTTTGGAAACAAGTTTTTTTAATTCTATTTTTTATTTCTTTATTTTGTATTGGATATTCAACATCATAATTTTTTAACATTGTGTTTTTAATTTTCTCTCGTATTTCAATATTACTTAAATGACTTTCTGTACCATATTTATCCAAAATTGTTTTATCAATTTTTATTTTTGTATCTTTATCTAACAGTGTAGTTTTAACACCATATTTTTTAATATTATTTTTTGATATTTTTTCTTTACACTCATCAGTTTTTGCGTAATTTGTTTTACCATATCTATCTAATGATGTGATTTCCCTTTTTAAATTTGAACATTTTTTACAACCATAATATCCACATCTTTTTTCATTTTCTAAATATTTATGATATGCTATTTCTTTTTCTACTCCACATATATCACAAATCGCTGTAACTTTTTGATGAGAAACTGGTGGTAAATTTCTAGGAACAATCAATAATGGTTTGTGTAAATCAACATTATATCCTAATTCTCTATAATGTGTTATATTTCTATATGAAATGTTTACAATTATTTCTTTTTCTTTTATCATATTATAAATTATTCTTACAAAAGCACCATATACTTATATATAAATAATATTATAAAAAGATTCACTTAAATAACTTTTTAATTGCGTCAATTCCATCATCATTAATATTTCTTGTTCCTATACCAGCAAATTTTTTTGTTAATGTTGGAACACCTTCATAAATTTGAAATTGATCATCATCATAATCATAATAAAACCAAGATTTAAATAATTGATCATACACATACACAGGCTTTTTATTATCAATAGCGCATGCAATAGCATAGCCTGTTCCGCCTCCTACATTATTATCCACTATCATACCAATAGCAAAAATAGATTCTGAGTTTTTTACTTGAAACCAATCTCTTGAAATTAAATTTTTTACATAAAGTGGTAAATTATTTAAATTTCTATTTAATCTTTTATTAGCATTTTTAATGTGTTGAAATCCTTCTTCTAATTGTTTATTAGATAAAATTATTCTATTTTTTGATTTAGTGTTATGTCCATCAAATGAATACGCTAGTACATCAAAACCATTCTTTATACTTTCATTTTCAAAAATATAATCTGCGCCATGTGCGCCGCCAGTATGACAAATATATTTACTCATTTATTTTTTCTAATTTCTCTTTCCTTAAATAACTTAACACAGAAGGATCGTCTTTTTCAGATTCAACAATAGAATTCATCTTATAAACTATTTTATCAATATCATCACTATCAATAATATCAGAAATATCAAATAGTCCAACCAAACGACAAGGATAATAACCATCTTCATTAATAGTTTGACCAAATCTATTATCTTTTTGCGGCGATTCTTGGAACCCACTATAAAATTCTAATTTCATAGTATCTAAATTTATTAGATAAGCATATTCACAAAATAATGAATCTTTTATAAATTCATTATTTAAAGGATAATCTTCTAAATCACCAGAATATACTTTCTCTATCCAATCCACACCTTGTATCTTTCTAAATAAGCAATATGGGTCTGATAATTTTTGCTCACTAACACTCAAATCTGAATACTTTTTATATTTTTCCATAATTCTAGTATCCATAATTTCTCTTTCCCCAACATTTTTGAGTTTACTTATTCTATCTTTTAAGATACTCCATTCATTTTCTCTATTAATTTTTGTAACAATATTTAAAATATCTTTACCTAAGCCATCTGGATATGAATCAAATTGATTATATCCTAATTTTTCTTTCTCTTGGTAAATAACACCAACTGATCCTCTTGTTCCCATAATTATTCCCATATTATTTTTAAACAGTTAATTCTAATGCTATCAACAAATTAGTATTTTGATTATCTATCAATATAAAAGTATCAAAAACAAATACATCAATATTATCTTCTGTAAATGTAATAGATTTGAAATATTTTTTAGGAAATGTTATTGATAAATCGTCATGTTCTATATCACATATATTTAAATTCCAATTATTTTCACCTATATCTAATTTCTTATTATTAATACTTAATGTCAATATATCATTATCTAAATCAATTGCCATCATTTTTTTGATTTTTGCAAATGAACTCGCATCTAATGAAAATCTAAAGTCTATATTGTCTTTATTTATTGTTTTATTGATTTTATCTATATCTATAGAAGTATTAACCGCTCTAATATCTCCACCTGTAAATCCCAATTTTAATTTGGAATTTTTAAATCTAAAATTATCAGCATAAGTATCATCGTTCATATAAAACTCACACTTCAAACCTTCATCAAAATCATAAAAATTTTTAAGAGAACTTTCTAATTTTTTACCATTAGTTATAATAAATCTAATTTCATTTTCAGGCTCAACTTCAAAATTAAACATCTCTATTGTTTTGTATATGAACGATTTAAATGCATTAACACTCATCTTCTCACCAACAATAGAATATAACAAAATGTTCTCTTTATCGACTTTTAACAATACTTCATTATCAATAGAAACTAAATCGTGTATTTTTTCTACAAAGAATTTAACCTGATCTAATGTCATCGAAAATTTAACTATATCTGACATATTTTTTTACTTTTTTATAGATAAAAACTCAATAATAGTTTTAATAAAAAAATATGAAATAGTTTATTTAAAAAATTAAAAATTATCTTGGATATCTCATACCAGAAATAGAAGGCTTTCTTCTATAAATTCTATTGTAAGCTCCAATAACTCCTGTTGAATTATTTGCTCTACCTACAATATTTTCTACATATCTATATACATCACCTTGTAAATCATTATTAACCATCATATCTACTAGATTTCTATATCCAATGTTATCAAAGCATGTAGATAATGTAATTGTAGTCATAACTACATCATCATTTCCACTTTCTGCTTTATATGTAATATTTCCAAATGATGTTTCATGCTTACTAAATGTTGTTATTTCATTAATATTTATATCACTATGAAGTATCATTCTTTTACTTTTAATAGCTTGTTGAAATTCTTTATCAATTATAAGATGCTTATCTTTATTTAATTTTAATCCTATTTTACCCATTGCATCTTCTCTATTATGTTTATATCTCAAAAATATAGCATTAAAATAATCATTATTGCCTTCAAACACATTAGGTAAATGTGCTAAAAATTCACCACCATATGTATTCATCTCTAACACAACTTTAAGTTTCTCAGGATCAAAAAACTCAAATGCTAACAAATAAAATATATGTGCAATTTCTCTAATTGAGTAAACATTATTTCTATATAATCCAATTTGCTCTATTTTGAACAAATCATACAAACTTTCATATTTATATTTCTCAATTTCTTCTTTATCTCTCAACATTAATCTAAATATATTAATAACAGAATAATCTTTAGCTAATCCTTCTGCTAAATCTAGTGATATCAAAATATAATATTCTTTTGATTTAAGGGGATTAAATAAATCTAAATCTCTAATAAATTTTAAAGAATCATATGGTATATTTAACTTTCCAAATTGAGGTAAATCAAAATAATCAAAAGGTATCTGCTTACTTTTTAATAAATCTATTGTTTCTTTATTAAATAATATTTTATCACCAGTAACAAAATGCAATCCATATTCTTGATCAAATTTTTCTGGAGAGCCTATAAGTTTTGTTTCTTCTTCTTGCCAATTAGTTACAACAGCCAATTCTGGTAAAGGAATACCATTTATTCTTAATTTTCTTATATTATCTATATAAGTTTTTTCATCTTTAACCTCATATTTAACACAGTCAATAACATCATCATTTTCTCTTTTTTTATAAAGAATTATACCATATTTTTCTCTAATCTCTCTTAAAACTTGTGATTTAATAAATCCAAATTTCTTTAACTTAGCATCAACTAATTTTATCTTAGTATCCTCTCTTCCAGGCACTTGATTCCAATAAACTCTCATTGCTGTGTATGGGTTTTTCATTGGATCATCTTCTGGTAATTCGGCTGCTGTTAATAACTCCCAAAACATATTAAATCCATTAGGTGTTGATGTAATTATAATTCTAGAGTTATTCACAGAAGATACTACTGGCACTATAGCACCATAATAATCTCTTATAAAATTATCTGGTATATGTGCAAACTCATCAAGATACAAAAGATCAATGGTAAAACCAATTGAAGGCTCTTTTGTTCTATTTTCTGTTTGTATTCTTGAATTATTTTCAAACGCCATTTGCGTTTCATTCCAGTTAGTAACACCCTTTTTTAAAAAAAATGGTAATAATTTATAAATATCTTTAATTTTTCTAATAATTTCTTTAACAGTTTTACCCTTATTAGCAACTATCATAACTCCTTTATCATCATTAAATAAAACAAAATGTAATATAACAATAGCAGCTGAAACCGTATTATGTGATAAAATATCATTTGTATAATAACTCATTTCTGGTGTATCTATAGATAAATCAAACATGGATACTTTACCTTTTAGTTTTTTAATTGATTTAACTTTACTTTCGCCTTTATTTGTTAATACATAATCATTTATAGATAAATCTATAAGCATTTTTGGTTCGTGATTTCTACAAAAGACTATATGTGTATCAGCGCATTCTAAAGATAGCCCGTTTTCCAATTCTAATTTATATCTCTGAAAAGGTTGAGTTATATTTATTTCGGTGACAGGAACATGACCATAATCAGTTTCTACTAATAACTCATCTTCTAAAAAAATAGTATTGACAAACTTCTTTAAAATATCATTCTCATTTGGATTAAAATTTCTAAATTCATATTTCTCAATTAATTGAATTATAAAATAAATTATATTTTTAATGAAATCCTTTAGCATAAATTCAAATATTTTTTACATTTTTCTATAACATCTGACTTGTGTCTTCGATATTCACTATCCCATATAGTCAAAACATCAAATCCATTTTCTTTTGCAACTTTCTTTTTTTTCTCATCCTTATCCCAAATTTCTTGTGCTGTTATAGTTCTTCTAAACGGGTGCGGATAATCAGTTGCTTCGTATAATTTAGGATTTGCATGATATTGATCACCATTATATTCTATAATTTTTTTATTTTTCAAATCAACAAAATCATATTGATAAAATTCATTTTTACCCTTACATATAAAATATTCTTGATTTTTTGTAGCAAAATATATTTTTTTCATATCTTCAAATTTATAAAATTCTAAAATAGAATAAAATAATGTTTGTGAAATTTTAGAAAATCCACATTTTAAATTTCCATTTTCTAATAAGGATTTTTGCCATCTTTGCTGTCTATTATAATAAATATCTCTGCCTTCAATTTCACCATATTTATGAACACACAAATCTAAAGTAAATGTAGTCTGTCTTTCTTTTAATTTTTGCTCTGCATCATCTTCATTAAAACCTTTATTTAACCAATAATCTATTCTATTTGAATATGATTTTTTATCGCACACACTTTTGATAAAATTATTTTTTTCTTCTACTGTAGAATAATTTTTAAAATTATTTGAAAATGGTGAACAAGATTGTCTTTTTTCTAATGTTGTATTACATTTATGATTAGGATTTTTTTCACCTTTTATCTTTTCTGAAAACATTTTTTTATATTTTTCAGTTTTCATATGTTTACCACTATTTATTTTAGTTTTTTTATTATCACTTTCGGTATATAAAGGTTCACCAGGATATAATTTTTTATAATCATCAGATGTTAATCCATGTGATTTTAAATGCCTACCATAGATTCTTTGAGATTTAAATCCACAAATTTTACAAGTAATAAAATCTTTTTCTTCCATAATCTTTTTTATTCTATATATAAATATTTTTTAATGGCTTTTAGTCAAACAGGGAAAAACTATTGTAATTTATATAAAATATTATACAATTTAATCTTTATTTTTTCTAGAAAAGTTAAATTTCTTTCCTTCATAACTTCATTATAATAAAGGAGTCCTATAGGAATTTTTATTACTCTATCATCATTTGAAACAACTAACACATTGGTTATGAAGGAGTTGCATTTTCCTGTTTGTCTGGATGCCATTAAAATACTTCTAGGATTCTTTGTATATAAATCTATAATATCTTTTTGATAATCACGCAATTTCATAGGTCCAATTGAACCATCCTCCAGTTTAATTTGACAATAAGTTTCTGCAAAATAATGAACATTAATTTTACATTTAATATATTCTTCAAATTCATCATTGGTCATAGCAAATATCAAATTTGCTTTCCTAACACCTCTAGTATTTGTAAACCACAATTTTTCGTGCCTTTTAAGAAGCTTACCTAAATTTTCCTTTTCTTGTATTTCATCTACAATTTTTGTAGTTAATATAAATTCTTCTAATTTTTCTGCCATATATTATTGTTATTCAAACACAAATTCTATATTATAGCCTTTTATTATAAAATCTAAATATAAAATATCCCTTAGCGTACCTTCATATAATCTAAGATTAAAATCATAACCTAACCTGTATAACTCTGGTATATATGTATTTATTTGCTCCTCAACTTTGGATTTTAAATTTCCGGTTGAGATTCTTGTTTGCCATAAATAATACTCCAAGTTACATCCTATTTCATTATCTCCTAAAACTTCACCTTTATTAGTAAATAGTATCATTTCTAATTTTTGAACTATAACTTCTACTTCATCATCTTCAACTACTCTTCTAGGTTCATATTTTGGGTGACCAGGGTATCTTATAACAAAATCTTTAACATCATCTAAAGCCATTTGAACTTATTTTTTATTATATATATAAAAAACAACATTCCACTTAATGTCAGAAAACGAAAACTTTAATTTTATATCTGTAATAGATTATTTAGGCGAAATAGGAGGAGGAGTAGCAATATTATTATCTATGAATGTTGTAGATAAAATCTATCAAATAGGTTATTGGTTTGATCCAGACAATAATTATATGATTTCTGCTGACGAAAACTTTCTAAAAGATTATAATGTTGATAGTATATACGAATATAAAAATTACAAAGAATTAGCACATTATATTCATAACTTTGTGTTAGATAATAAACAAGAAATATTCGAAGAATTTTTAGAAAAGTAATTATTTTCTAGGAGTTACACCTTTCCAAATAATATTTATTGTACTAAAGCCAGAAGTTGTATTTGGATCCTCGCTAAAAAATACACCATTTCTATTTGACCAACCTCCCCTTAATATTACTAATTCATTAGGTCCTATTACAACATCACCTAAAACTGGATCGATCCCTACCAATTTTTTAGCATCATATTTTTGTGTA